ACGCTCACGCTTGATCTGGAACTGGCGCTCACGCTCAAGCTGGCGCTCATGATTGCGGGTAGCCTTGGCGAGCATGTCGCTAAGGATAACTTGGACATTAGGATTGGGGATTGGGGACAGTGTAGTGTTACTCTCTTTCATGGTTACATTATACCAGAATAGGCGAAAAATGGAAGCCTAAACTTCATTTATTTTCATGTTTTAATTGACTGAGTATCAACGAGTTACAATGTTCCACAAGAATGTTCCACAGGGGAGGGGTAATTAATTAAGCATCAACGACTTAGGTTTTTTGTATGAGACAATGACAAAATTCATTAGTTCCCTGGGTTGTAATACTTTTTTAAATGGTTTGTTAGACGACATCCAAATCCAAAAGCCTACAATTTCTTAATAGCGTTGGCAGCCTGTTAGTGTTCTAACAGAAAACACCCTACCCCATTAAGTGAAAAAAAATAGCTGTTAGATGTTAGATTTCGCGGGGGGGACTCTATCTTCAGTTTGTCAATGCTTGTTTTGAATGAGTCTTTTGGGGGCTCTGCCCCTCCCCCTAATTAAATTAAAAAAAAACAAAAAAATGCCCCACAAAAAAACGTTAAGTAAAAAAATCGGTTGTGTTGGTTGTGATTAAGCAATAAAGAAATAAAAAATCCAATGCCGCGATTACTTTATGTGTAATAAACATAAGAAGGATTAAGGAAGTATGCATACAAAAACACCTATAGAGGCTAATCAATTTTTAAACCCACACACTTATACTTGGACTCCTATATTTATAGGTGGTGCTAATAACGATAGCGCAAATGGAGAGTGGATTCAGGATTTGGAGAATAGTGATGACCCTGGTGGTTATTTTCTTACAGCATCTAAATGTTCGATAGAGCAGAGTCCGAATACAAAACAAATGTTTGATTTATGTTTTGATGGGACAAAACAAAGGTCTGTTAAAGACGGGGACCTTTCAACAAAAATAAACATAGAATTTTATTTAATAACTGACGATCCAACGGAGACATTATATAGAAACAATAAGTCTTATGCTTTTTTACATGATAATTGGGTCGGGGGGGCTAATGATATTCAATATGGAAACGGCAACGGAAGAAACTATTTTTCAATTTGGGTTGATGGTAATCTTTTCAGACAGTGTTTTTTAGATAGCTATACTGTGGATGTCGGCCCAGTATCGCCAGTAAGAGTTTCAGCAACTTTCACTTGCTTGCTCCCCTATACAGATAAAGATGATTTGTTATATAAAAGTATATCGGACGCTAGTACGCAAGCAACTTATTCTCAAGAGTATTCCGAAAGAATAAATAGCGAGAGGTTTTGTTTTGGGTTTAGCAGCCAAATATTTGGTTTATTTGAGGCTGGTATACTTGGAGGGCCGTCAAAAAGAGAGGGCGGTTACGATTCTGATGAGATAGTTACAAGTTTTAACTACACAAGGCAGTATACTACCGAATTTAACTATTATTTAAATCAAGATTCTATAACGAGTAACAGTATATATAATGTTGGCGGTGATGGCGTCACTGTTTCTAAAATAGATACAAAGTTTAGTTTCGAATCAAACCATATTAGCCAGTTTTTAAATCCAGACACAACAAATGAAGTTACTACATGGAGGCCAGAAGTAAACTCTTTTGTTGATTTTGCCTTTAAGCCAAAAAACAGCAAAGGGCAAAGTATAAGCGGACCCCAAGGAACTCCTTTAGTTTTTAAATTAAAAGGCAAAAACGCTCTATACGAGAATCAATCTTGGAGGGTTCAGGAGGGCGATTCAGTAATAACAAGAATAAATATAAAAAGAATGGACACACCAGAAGAGTTATGATGGTTTTTTTATTATTTTTACCAGCGTTTGGTATGCTTGTTTGGTTCTTTATTGCTTTGCACGAAGCAAAAAACACAGCAAAAAACAAAAAAAGTAATAGGGTTGATAGCCGAACCTATTATTAAAGTGTAATTAGTATTGTCAGGTTTCAATAGATAAAACAACGCCCAAACTGCGAAAAGTTATACAATATAAATGGTTTTTTTTGTATTAAATCTGTATTTGCTGTAGAAAAAATGAATTTTATTCATATAAAACTATATGAACTATATCTTCTGCGCTAATTGTGGTAGCAAAATTGAATATGCTTATTCAAAGCCAAACTTTTGTTCGAAGTGCGGCGATAAGTGCGGATCTGGGAGTCTCTCTTCAGCCAAAACCGACCTAAATAAATCAATATCGACTAAAAATACCGATGTCGATCTAAATGATGACGAAACCAATATTGATTATTTGCCAGATATTGGGGCTGATCTTGATTACGAGGTGGAACAATACGACAATAATGTTTTCACAATAGGTTCTTTAGCTGGAGAAAAAAACGACAAGCCTAAAAGTAGAGGCCGAGGTTCTAAAACATTAGATGATTTTATTGATGACAAACGAACCGATTAAAAAATTTGAGGACTACATAGATGTAATAGAAACAGCGATAAGAAAACAAAGAAGTAGGTGGCGCTTAGATTGCATAGCTTGGTTTGATTTTGAAGACGTAGAACAAATTATAAAAATACACATATATAACAAATGGCATATGTGGGATCAAAAAAGGCCTTTAGAGCCTTGGATAAACATAATAGTTGCTAATCAAATAAGAAATTTGGTCAGAAATCATTATGGCAATTATACTAAACCTTGTTTAAATTGCGAGTTTAATATGGGTGGCGAAGCTTGCTCTTATACCGCCAGCAAAACCCAAGATAATCAATGTAAACTATATGCAAATTGGTCTAAAACAAAAAAATCAGCCCTTGATTTAAAAATAACCACCACAACGGAAACCCATATGCATGAAATTGGTTATGGGCCAGATAAAGACCTTCAACTTGAAGGCTGCATTGATAAGCTTAACGTTTGTATGGAGAAAGAGTTAAGCAAGGTTCACTATAAAGCATATATGATGTTATTTTTTGATGAGGCGTCAGAGGAGGATGTAGCTATGTTTATGGGCTATAAAACAAACGAGAAAAAAAGAAAAGCTGGTTATAGACAAGTTAAGAACTTAAAAAAAATGTTTATGGAGAAGGCTTCTGAAATTATTGAAAATAACGACATAATTATAAAAGGAACTAAATAAAAATGGAACTCAACGAAGAACAAACTAAATTTTTACTTGAAAACAGTAATAAAATACAAGACTTAAACCTCTTAACTAAGAAATGTTTTAACAATGAGTCTCTAGATGGGAGAAGCAAGCAAGGGCGTCTTGTTAGGAGTTTTTTAATTGAAAACGATATAAAATTCAAAACCGCATTTAAAAAGAAGAAGGATAAAATAAAATTTTCAGAAGAGCAGGGTGAATTTATACTTCAGCAAGCAGAAGATGGGTTGTCATCTTTAGCTATAGCAAAATTATTGTTTCCAGACAAGCGCGTTAATCCACTGAGCCTTGAGCAAAGAGCTGTTTTAAATCATATTCAGGAGATAAACCCAGATTTTTTGCCTAGCCAAGACAGTGGGGCGTTAAGTTCTTATATTGCGCCGAAAGCTAGCAGCCGAATAGTAAAAAAAATCAACGATGCTACTGGCAGCAACTTTGACGACAACAAATTAAACAGGCAGTATCAAATCTGTGTCGAGAGATTAGGTGTTCACTTAGCTAACTCGCGTTTCATTAAAATCATGAACAATTATTTAGATAAGGAGGATCAATCCTTGTTTGAGCAAGAGTTCATAAGACTGACTTGGGACAAGCCTGACTTAACTGCTGATGAAATCAACCTATATTTGAACGTATGCAAGGAAATAATTAATCTTGAGGTCGTTAGTAAACACTTAAACAAACTTAACGATATGTTTGACGTTGCGGACGATCAAACCGAAATGTCGGTTCGTCTAGCGGAGATTATTAAAGCAAAAAGCTCTGAATACCACCAGTGTGAAGGGAGAATAGAAAACCTTACCAAAAAACTCCAAGGAGACAGGTCGGAAAGAATGAAAAACAAAACCAAACAAAGTGCTTCGTTCCTAAACATCGTTCAGATGTTCCAAGACAAAGAGGAGAGGGATAACATGGTTAGGATGGCAGAAATGCAAAAAATGACAACAAAGAGAGAAGCCGAAAGACTGGAGGCGATGTCTGAATGGACTGCTAGAGTACTAGGTATAAGCCAAGACGATGCAATTTAAATGTAAAGAGTGTGGAGGTGAGTTTGAAGCTTTAAGGGGTTTGCACACTCATATTAAAAAACACAGTCTTATGCTTGGCGATTACTATGTGAAACATTACAAGCGCAAAAATAAACTCACTGGTGAGTTGTTGCCGTTCAAGAACCATAAAGATTACTTTAGAAAGGACTTCTCCCAGCCACACCAACTACTTGAGTGGTGTAAAAAGGCTGATGACGAAGAAGTAAAAGAGTATATCATCAAATTGCTAAAAAGCAGAATAGATTATATAGGTATTACTCATGGGCCTACAAATTTAGAGCTGATAAGCTCTGGTTTGCCGTCAGTGGATATTTACAAAAAATATTTTGGCAGCTACACTGAAGCATGTAGAAAGTGCGGAGTAAGGCCGTTATTGAATAAAAAAATGCCAAAAAGCTTTTATAATGATTTTTCTGATTTTGAAATATTGATTGATACTAGAGAACAACAACCCCTTTCCTTTAAAAATTCACAAAGCTATAAGTTAGACATAGGAGATTACGGAGTTACATCAAAAGATTACGACTATACTTACGTAGACAGAAAGTCGTTTGGTGATTTTTGTAGTACGGTTACTGTTGGTTATGCAAGATTCTGCAAAGAGTTAGATCGATGCAGAGAATTAGGTTGTTATTTGTTTGTTGTGTCGGAATTCAAATTTGAAGATATTGAAATATGCAACAAGAATAACTTTAAAAAATTTAAGCTAGAATATGTAAAGCACAGCATGAGGGATATACAAGAAAAGTATAAAGACTGTTGCCAATTTGTGTTTTCTGGTTCTAGAGAAAAGAGTCAAGAGGTTATACCTAAGATTCTGGTTATGGGTAAGCAGTTGTGGGAAATAGACCTAGATTACTTCTGGTCTAAGGAATTAAAAAATAATTAGCATGAGTTGGAATAAAGGTAAACAAGATTCTAGAAATAAGTTCAAAAATATCAATACAGAAATCCTCGCTATGGAGGACGAGTATATTGAGGAAGAAGAGGCTAAATTATTGCTTTATAAATTTCTTCGTCAAAACCCATCTTTTGCGACGGAGATGTTAACTGGGGTAAGATTGTTCCCATTCCAACATATCGCCATTAAGTCCATGATGGAGACCGATTACTTTTTGGGCATATGGAGTCGTGGAATGTCCAAAAGCTTCTCTACGGCTGTTTTTGCGCTGTTAGACGCCACTATGAACCAAGGTGTTCACATAGGAATCATATCCAAGTCTTTTCGCCAGTCAAAAATGATATTCACAAAGATGGAAGAAATTGTTAGAAGCCCAAAGGCTGCTCTTTTAGCTCAGTGCGTAACAAGGGTATCCAAAGCTAACGATCAGTGGGTAATGGAGATAGGAACAAGCAAAATTACCGCTTTGCCGCTAGGCGATGGAGAGAAACTTCGTGGTTTCCGTTTTGAGCGAATGATTATTGACGAATTATTACTTATGCCTGAGAAAGTGTTGAATGAGGTTATCATGCCGTTCCTGTCTGTTATTAAAAATCCCACCGAGAGGCAAGAGACCTGGGATATTGAAACAGAGATGATAAAACAGGGGAAGATGAAGGAAAAAGATAGACACAGCTGGCCTAACAATAAAATTATTGGTTTGTCTTCTGCGTCTTACAAGTTTGAGCATTTATATAAAATGTATCAGCAGTACGAGTCTTTGATTATGGATAAAAACGATCAAGACGGCGCTCATAGGGTTATTACACACTTCAGTTACGACTGCGCACCAAAACAACTTTACGATCAGAACCTTATTGACCAAGCTAGGGCTACAATGAGTCAGTCTCAGTTTGATAGAGAATTTGGCGCTGTATTTACAGATGATAGTTCTGGATATTTCAAGGTTAGTAAAATGGCGCAATGTACCATTCCAGATGGCGAGGGTCAATGTGTTGAGGTTGTAGGTATCCCCAACGATGAATATATACTTGCTTTTGACCCATCTTGGTCAGAGAGCGAGGGCTCTGATGACTTTGCAATATTAGTTATTAAGCTAAATAAAGATGCCAAAAAAGGGACGATAGTTCACAGTTACGCACTTCCTGGGGCTAACCTTAAGACTCATATAAAATACATGGCTTATGTATTAGAGCATTTCAACATAATCGCGGTGGTAGGAGACTATAATGGCGGGGTTCAATTTTTAAACTCATGTAATGAGAGTAGCATGTTTAAAAGAAAGAAAATAAAACTAAACCTTATGGATGCAGACCTTGACGATCATCAAGATTACGATAAGGGACTTAGAGATTTAAAAAGACAATATAACAAAGACAATAGAACTTATGTTTTTCTAAGGAAACCTAGTTCTAAGTGGATACGTTATGCTAACGAGCTTTTACAGGCCTCATTTGATCACAAGCGAATTTACTTTGCGGGAGCAGCTATGGATGACGACTACAACAAACAACGTAAGTCTAAAATACCGATTAAAGATTTAATATTCTTGAAAAACTATAAAGAGTCTTCTGAGCCAGCAAAAATGATTGATTTTGTTGAACATCAGAAAGACATGATGGACTTAATCAAAGTTGAATGTGCGATGATTCAAGTTAATACATCTACACAAGGTACCCAAAGCTTTGATTTACCGATGAATTTAAGAAAACAAAGAGGGGCAGATAAAGCTCGCAAGGACTCTTATTCTGCTTTGATTTTAGGCAATTGGATGTTAAATACTTATTATGATATGATGGATGATAGTATATCAACAAACCAAGGGACCTTTACCCCGATGTTTATTGATTGAATGTGACTTTCTAAAGTTAAAAGTTTAACTTTAGACTTTTGCGTGTATTATAATTTATGGCTAAGAGAAAGTATAATAAAAAATCCGATTATTGGAATAAGTTCGAAGAAGCGACAAAATTAACTCCTGTTAGCGAGGAAGGTTTTGAACCTCAATTGGCTGGGGAACCATTTTATACAGCCTCTGCATCTTATCAAAATACATCGAGCGCTTCTTACTCTAGAACGTCTGGCGCTGGGGGCGCTACAAGAGTTAATAGAGCTGCGTTTAACCAAACAATAGATAGGTTCTCAAGTATAAGGACTGGACTTTTGCCATACAGTTATTCTGTTGATGGGGTTAATGTAAGAGCGGCTATAGAGTTATGTCAAAAAGCATATGCCAACGTTTCTGTTTTTCGTAATGCGATAGACATCATGTCTGAATTCGCTAACACAGACTTGTTTCTTGAGGGCGGCACAAAAAAAAGCAGAGACTTCTTCCAAAATTGGTTTAACAAAATAAACCTTTCGAACTTAAAAGATCAGTATTTTAGGGAATATTATAGAAGCGGGAATATATTTCTTTATAGATTAGATGGGAAATTAAAGACTAACGATTTTGCAGATATGATAAAGTCTCTAGCTCCTAAAAACGGCTCTCAAAACAAGTTGCCAATTAGGTATATATTGATGAACCCATATGATATAGTAGCAACCAGATCTTCATCTTTTAATGAAGGGGCTTACGAAAAAGTCTTGTCAGAATATGAAATGGCCAGGCTTCAAAACCCAGCGACAGAAGAAGATAAAGAGATATTTGATTCGTTACCAGATGACGTAAAGGAGCAAATCAAACAGGGAGGTTATAATACTGACGGATTAAAAATAAAATTAGACCCAAAAAAAGTTTCACATTCTTTCTACAAAAAGCAGGATTATGAGCCTTTCGCAATACCGTTCGGTTATGCTGTCTTAGAAGACATAAACGCAAAACTTGAATTAAAGAAAATGGATCAGGCTATAACCAGAACCGTAGAAAACGTCATTCTTCTAATAACTATGGGCGCTGAACCAGACAAAGGCGGGATCAACGCTCAAAACTTAAATGCCATGCAAAACTTGTTTAAAAACGAAAGTGTTGGCCGTGTTTTAGTTTCAGATTATACAACAAAAGCTGATTTTGTTATACCAGATTTAAATAAAGTTCTTGGTTCTGAAAAATATAAAACCCTTAACGAAGATATTAAGCAGGGTCTTCAGAACGTAGTTGTTGGAGAAGAAAAGTACGGAGCGACACAGGTTAAAGCTCAAATATTTATTGATAGACTTAAAGAGGCAAGGAACGCTTTTCTCAATGATTTTTTGCAGAAAGAAATAAAAAGAGTTGCTAAAGATTTAGGTTTCAGGTCTTACCCAACCGCAACATTCAAAGATATTGACATGAGGGATGAAACCCAACTCATGAGGGTGGCAACAAGATTAATGGAGCTGGGTGTTATAACGCCTCAACAGGGAATGGAAATGTTTCATACTGGTAAGTTCCCAGAAGTTTCGGATATTTCCTCTTCGCAACAGAAGTTTGTTGAAGAAAGAGAAAAGGGTTTTTATAATCCAATTGTAGGTGGGGTTCCAATGGTCGAAGGGGCAGAACAAGGGTCTGTTAGCGGCGGCCCAAATGGTCAAGCTGGCAGACCAGAGGGGACAAACGGCTCTCCACAAGTAGACTCTCAAGCTTCATATTCAAGAAAAAATATACAAACAACTATTGGTAATCTGGAGTCAATAAGAGCTTCCGTAAAAGAACTTATGAAAACAAAGATTGGTATAAAAAGATTTACCAAAAAGAATGAAAAAATTCTAGATAGTTTGTGTGAGGCTGTTGTTTGCTCTACGGAATCTTCAAATTGGACACAAAAAGCAATTTCTTGTGTAAACAACCTAGAAGAGATTCAAAATTTAGATGTTATGCCTAAAATTTTAAATATTGCAGCTAAACACGAAGTAGATAATTACGCCGCCGCAATCCTGTACCACAGTAATGAAATTTAATAAAAAATCAAAAGCGAACGATAGAAAATATAAATATACAGCTACATTTGAAGCTGAAGTTTTCTCATGTGAACTCGGAGGCGGGTCGTTAATATCAAGAGCCTCATTAAATAATTTAGAGTCGCTAATACCATCTGGTATTAATTATGAAGAAAACATCGACTTGATGGGGGTGGCATTTAACGCTGCTGTAGTAAACCGCTTTAATAAAAACGGAGATGGCATAGACTCTAAAAGCGCTATTGAATACACAAAAAACTTTGTCCATAAACCTACAAACATAGAACATGATAAGGATAAAATTGTAGGTCACATAGCTTCTGCTGGTTGGAGCGAGTACGGCACAAGCAGAATAATGACAGAGGGTGAGCTTGTTGATTATGAAAAACCATTCAATATAGCATTAGGTGCTGTTGTTTATAAATCTGCAAACTCAACGTTCGCCGAAGCCTTAGAGAAATCTGTAGACCCAAGGGGTGGTTATTATCACTCCATATCCACAAGCTGGGAAGTAGGTTTCTCCGATTTCGTTTTGGCGGTTGGTAGCGATTATCTTGAAGAGTCAAGAATTATATCTGACCCAGAAGAAATGCAAGAAATGGTGGGAAATTTAAAAGCTTTCGGAGGGTCTGGTAAAACAGATAGTGGGGAGAAGATAAACAGATTAATTACTGGTACGATTTACCCTTTAGGTATCGGTTATACAACCAATCCAGCTGCGGACGTCAAGGGAATTTATATGAAAAATGACTCCGCCGCAGAAGAAAAACAAATAATAATAAAGGACAAAAGAGATAAAAATATTTCACAAAGCAAAAAAACTAATGTAAACCTTAAAAAGACTAACTATATGGAAAACGAAAAAGTCATCTCAGAACTGAAGGATCTTCTTGCAGACAAGAAGTTCTCTAACGAAGCCATCGCCTCAATGACCAGCACCTTCGCGGATGCTATCAAAGAAAAAGACGAAGAGTTTCGTGCAGAACTTACTAAAGCTCAAGAGGAGAAAGAGGCTGTCGCCAAAGAACACGCAGAACTCAAATCTTCGGTTGAAGATTTGAAAATGAAGTTCGATGAAGCCCAAGTAAAAATTACCGAACACGAAAATGCTCAAAAAGCAGAACGCGCAGTAGCTCGTTTTAATGAGCGCATGGACGTTATTGATCAAAAATTTGATCTTGAAGACGGTGATCGTGAATTTTTGGCCGAAGAACTAAAGTCAATTGACGAGTCAGAGGAAGCTTTCGCTTCTTTTGCTAGTAAACTTGACATAGTATGGAAAGCTAAAAACAAAGAAGCTAAAGCGGAATTCGAACAACAAATCGAAGCTCGTATTAAAGAAGAAGTAGAAAAAAGAATTTCTAAAGCTTCGGCATCTTCAGAAGACGCAGTAGAAAGCAAAAGTGTAGAAGAAATTCTGGACGATGCCGAAACAACTGAGTCAGTTATCGCAAACTCAAACGAAACAAACTCCAGAGCAGAACAAACGCTTCAGGAAAAGTTTTCCGCTGCATTTGATCGCAGCAATATTGAAATCTCTTAAACAATCTAAACTAAAATAATATATTATGTCACTCAGAATTCTACCATTCAGACAATACGACGAAAACGATGTTATCAATCTTTTCGCTCTAGACGGCGCGTCCATTAACGAGTCCACTACGGACTCTGGCGACGGCGATGCTGGTGTATTTGTTAAAGTCTCCGCTGGAGATTTTGATAAGGACCCAGTTTCCTATTCAGACGATTCTTACCTAGGTAAGACCGACTACCCATTCATTAAGGCCCAATACCCAAAGGTAAACCTTGAGTGTTCTCCTGCTGTAAGCGGCGAAGCACTTCTTGGAATTACTCTTCGCCAGACTGCAAAGTCTGACGAAAACGGTGAGAAGCTTCTTTACAATCCAGTAAAAGCAGAAGAGCTTTTCTGTGTCATGCCTGGCCAAGCTGTTCCTGTCGCTACTCGCGGCGTGTTCACTCTTACCGCTGGCGGTTATGAAGGAGCTCTTGTAGTTGGCGGCGGTGTCGCACTCAGTGCTACTGCTGGTAAAGTTGAGGCATGTGCCGCAACTGCAGCTGAAAAAGTTGGTACGGTCATTGGAACTGGAAGCCGCACAAGCGGAACCATTACTGATGCTTGGGCAGGAGATTATGCAGTAATCGCACTTGGTCTGTAATTTTAACAATTAACTAGAATATATAAAAATATGAAAATTTCCCTTAAAAGAACACCAGATCAAGTTGAGCTTATTAAAGCAATGGCTTCGAAGAACCGTTCTGTAGCGTATGAGGCTCAAGTAGCTCTCGCTCAGTTCATCGGACCAGTTATCGCTGAAGTAATCAACAACGCCCCAGTAGTTAGCAACTTATTTACTCCTCTTCAGTTTAACTCAGAAGATAATCCTTCTATTCCGTTGGATCTTTACTACGATGTAACCGACGAAGACTATGTGCAAGTTTACAGCACCAGCGCTGCTGGTGGTCTTCCACAAAACCAAGTTGTCCCTACCGTATCGGAACTCAAGATTGCTACTTACAGCCTTGATACCGCAGTTAGCTTTGATCGTCGTTATGCAGCCAAGAGCCGCATGGACGTAATCAGCAAGACATTCACACGCATGGCTCAAGAAATCCTTCTTAAGCAAGAGCGCACTTCTGCCAACCTTATCATGGGTGCGGTTGCTGAAGCCACCACAAACGGCAAGAGTCACATCTTCCGTGGAACTACTGACGGAGCATTCCTTCTTGACGACCTTAACGAGCTTCTTACTCGCGCCAAGCGTATCAATACGTCTTGGAGTAAGGGTACTCCAGAAGGTGGACGTCGCGGTATTACCGATATCATGGTTTCACCAGAAGCTGTTAAGTCCCTTCGTGAGATGGCTTACAACCCAGTAAACACCAGAGGTAACGACGACCTAACTGCTACCGACAGCGTTAGAGATTCAGTTTACAATTCTGGAGGTGGGCTTCCTGAGTTCTACGGTATTTCCATCATGGAAATCAACGAGCTTGGCGTAGGTCAGAAGTTCAACACAATCTTTGAAACGGTTGCTGGAGCTACTTCTTATGACAAAGCTGATGGAACCGCAGGTGCTGTATTTAACGGCGCTGCTGACGAAATCATGCTTGGTCTTGATCGTGGCCGCGATTCACTCGTAAGAGCTATCGCAGTTGATGAGGAGAATGGTTCTGAGTTTCAGCTTACTGCTGATGACCAGTACAGCATTCGCCAGAAGAAGATCGGCTGGTTTGGTGGTCTTGAAGAAGGTCGTATGGTTCTTGATAACCGTGCATTGGCTGGAATCATCGCCAAGAACCTCTAAAGGTTTAATCAAAATATTTAAGGCCACTCTTAACCGAGTGGCCTTTTTTTGTGTAAATATTATATAACTAACCTATAATAGTAATATGGCAAAGAAAAAAAATACCAAAAAGACCAAAAAGAAAATGGATGTTTCTTACGGCGTCGATAATATTGATGAAAACTTAAGCGATTCAAGCGAAACCTCATCAGCTACAGACGAAACCTCATCAGCTACAGAGGAAGTTGAGTCTGCTGCAGAAGAAGTTGAGATAAAGCCTAAAAAGAATCTCATTGAAGAAATTAATGAAATGAAGGCTAAAAACGAAACTAAGAGCGAAGGTTTTAAAAACAAGATGTCCGAGCTTGAATCTATACTCGGCGTTGATCAGATCAACCCATTTGGAACTAACGAATTGGATATTTTTGAGGATAATTTAAAAGGAATGACATACAACGATATGAGAGATTTAGCTCATAAGGTAGGAGTTAACCCTTTTTATGCCCAACCACAATTAAAACAAATGTTGATTAAAGAGTTTAAATCTAGCAATAAAAACAATATGAAAAACATAATGCCAACGCCTAAAGATATGATCAAGCTAGATCCAAATAATCCCCAACACGCAAAGACAATCAAATTGCTAGGAGAACAATAAAAATTTGAAATGGCTGTTTTAAAAGATTTAGCTAAAGAGATTTGGGAGTGTGAATTTGATTCAACAGAATCATTTAACAGTCTTCAATCTATAGAGTGTTGGCTGGAAACGAACCTTGGTTTGTTAAATACAATGATTAATACGTCTTATTGCTTAGAAGATCCAAATTTGGACTCTGAGGCGCAAGCGGTGTATAAACAGCTGTATCTATACAAATACTATTCCAAGAGGACTAGGAACGCCCTACGGGGCATTGTGGAGTGTTCTGGGGATTTTTCTGGCGACATTGCCTCCATAAGCGACGGAGAAAGCAGGGTCACGTTCACTAATAAGAACGAAACAGCCAAAGTAATGAGGGGTATCGCTAACGACGCTAAAGCTGCTTTAGATATGCTAGCCTCACAATACAACATGTATCAGTCAGAACCTAGACAGGTCACTGGTATAGAGGCTTTAGATTAACATTTAAGTTTTATTTGTTTTTTCATCAACAAAAAACCCCGCCTTTCGGCGGGGTTTTCTATTTAAG